TCACAATCCCTTTCCAGCTTTGTTCGGGAACTTGCCAAGGATGATGAAGAGGTTCCTTCTGAATTTAATGGGGCCATCACCGTCACTGATAAGATTTCCATTCGAGTTCGTAAGGGTTAATCACACATTCCATGAAAGGAACGGATCAATGACTGAAAAGAAAAAGGCAGCGGCGAAACCAAAAGCAGGGGCTGAAGAAACTGCCATCGTCAAGGTGGGTGAAACTTATCCCATCCTTGCAAGCGGTGCTGAAAAGGTTCTGGAAGTAGTGAAAGCAAACCTGGGATCAGGTGAAGTTTCCCCCTTTGAACTTGATCGAATCAAAATCCCGGCTGGTGGTGGAAGCTTCTGGGAAGTTCCTGATCTGGATGATTCCATAGTTACTGAAAAAGAACTGGAAGGTATCATCATCTTCACCAAATTGAACAGGGCCTTCTGGCATGAATCTGATGATGCTGATGGTTCCCCACCTGATTGCCATTCCCATGATGGTGAAACCGGGCAAGGTGATCTGAACCAGGATGGAACCACCACAAGCCAGCCCTGTTCCACTTGCCCATTTGCCCAGTGGGGATCGGCTGGTGAAAAATCGAAGGGGCAAGCTTGCAAGCTTCTTCAGATTGTTTTCCTTTTGCGCCCGAATGATTACCTCCCCACCGTGATCACTCTTCCCCCCACTTCGGTGAAGACCATTAGGAAGTTTATGCTCCGGTTGGCTTCCAAAGGTGTTCCCTATTGGGGCGTGGAAGTTTCTGTGGGGCTGGAAGTGATCAAGGCTGATCATACCTATTCTGTGGCAACCTTCAAGGTGAACAGAAGGCTGGATGCCAAGGAAGTTGAAGTGGCTTCCCAGTTCAAAGAAGCCCTGATGGTTGTTCTGGATAAGGTTCAAGCCGACATTCCCGATGATGATATTCCTGATGCCAATGGTGATGATGAATGAAACAGGAGGCACTGAAGCCTTCTGAAACATCCACAGGCAGGTTCCTTCAGGGTTTGTTCCCTGAAGTGCCTGCCGATTGCCGAATTCTTTTGTGGGAACTGAAAGGCAAGATCAGCCGATGGTTCCCTGATATTGAATCAGCATCGATGTTTGCAGCAAATAAGACCGATCTGTATGTGGGGTGTGGGCTTGCCCCTAAATCATTCGGTGATCGGGGCAGATGCCCAGCGGATCAGATTCATTCCATCAACGGCTTGTGGGTGGATATAGATTATAAATCAGCACACCATAAAAAGAAGCACCTTCCACCCACCTTGGAAGCGGCTGTAAAGCTTGCCACGGTCTTGATGAAGCCATCCATGATCATATTCACTGGGCATGGGATTCAAGCGTGGTGGCTGTTCAGGGAACCCTGGGTGTTTGATTCACCAGAAGATCGAAAGAAGGGTGGCCTTCTGGTTCAAAGGTGGCAAGATGCCATCAGAAGGCAAGCCCTGAAAAAGAAGTGGGAAGTTGATGCAACCCATGATCTGGCAAGAATCTTCAGGATGCCTGGAACCTTTAATGGCAAGGGAAGAAAACCAAAGGAATGTGAATTCATCAATGAATCACCTGATGTGGTTTACAATGAATCAGATTTTGAAACCTTCTTTGAAGAACCAGAATTATTTGAAAAAGATTCCAAAGAACCCAAACCACCCAAACCACCAGGAGCTTCATCTAAGGAAAAAACATCCACCACCACACCACCTTCTGTTAGATCTTTTTCTTTGGCTGAACTTCCTGATGTGAAAATCAGAAAATCAAGGGGGCCAAATCCACAGAAGTGGTATGCCTTACAGCATGTTGATCCAAAGATAAAATCAACCTTTGATCGAACCAGGAAGGATATGAAGGACACTTCCCCCAGTGCAATTGATATGGCCCTTTCAAATTATGCCCTTCAAGCTGGGTGGGGTGATCAAGAAATCTGTGATCTTCTGGTGGCCCATCGGTTGAAGCATGATCCCCATGATCCCAAATTAGACAGGCCCAGATACTTTGCTCTTACAATTGCAAAGGCAAGGGAAACTTCCACTGTTGAAACTGCCTTTGAAGAAATGGAAGAACTGGTGGATTTTGGAACCATCGATGGGCAGGAACCCACACCAGATGAAAAACGAAGCAAACACCTTCTTCATCTTCAGAAGATTTTGAAGGTTCCTATCATCAGGGTTGTTAGGTTTCTAGCTGATCCGCCAGTATATAGGCTAGAAATGCAGGACGGCAAGCACATAAGCCTTGGGCTAGTTGAAGGACTGATTGAACAAAGGAAGTTTAGAAATGCCGTAGCGACGATTACAGGCGTTCTAATCAACCCTCAATCCAGAAGCCTTTGGCAAAAAACAGCACAAACCGCTTTGGATGCCTGTGAAGATGTTGATCCAGGAAAAGAATCAACTGAATCATCGGTGGCACTGTGGCTGATTCAATACTTCAGTGAACAGATTCTCCTGGAAGCTGATCAAGCTGAAGAAATTCTTTCCAGCCAGTTCCCTTTTGAACGATTAAACAGGGGCAAAACTGAAACCTGTTTTCATCTTGCTGATTTTTCAAGGTGGCTTCGGGTGGTGTTTAATGAAAGAAGATCGATGAAGCAGTTTGCCGTTCTTCTTAGAGGATTTGGATTGAAACCAAAAACAGTTCGAATCAAAGGCAATAAAAAACAGCTATGGGTGTGGGCTGTTAACACTGAACTACTAGAAGAACAGTGTGCTGGTGATGTGATTCATGATGAAGAAGAGGAGGTGGTGTGAGCAATTATTTTGAAAATGTTTGTTTGTTATATGTAGAAAAGTTTTTACAAAATAAAAACCCAAAAACTTTTTGCCCTTGCAACTTGCAAATGGCATTACCATTATGATATCACTTAACAATAGTATGGTTGCTGAAGTTATTTCTTCCCCTCGCAACCTGTCATGGCGACCAGCATCAGCGATTACTAAAGTGATGGGTGGGTGCTGTGGTTTCATCGTGATACTAAGGAGTTGCAATGGTTGGAACAGTTGAAGCAGTTGTTTGGGGAGAATATGCAAGGGTGATCACTGGAATCAAAAACACCGCTGAAGGGCCATTTGTGAGGGCAAACATACCTGTTCACCTGTCAAAAGCGAGATCAGTGGAATGGGTGCCTTTCAGTGGCCCCATGGGCAATGTTCAGGAAGGGGATGCAATCAATGTTGTAGTGCAACCCCATCCCGACAATCTTGAAAACATTTTTGTTGAAGCCACACTGGCTTGAAGGGAAGAACCAATGGGAAGCAAACAGAAGCCGAAAGAAATGAAACTGGAAATTGAAATCAAGATTGCTGATGCTGAACAGTTCAGGGAAGCTCTTGGTGAATATATCTTTGATGGCACCAAGGGAAAAGAATGCCCAGATAAAAGGGCCACCGATGAACAGATAGCTTCCTTCCTGAACAATGCTGTGAAGATGGGGGTGCAAGGAATCCTGGAATGGTGGGGCCAAAAGTTTCACCAGGAAAATCAGAAAATAAGTGCCAAGGAAAAAGAGGGCATTAGGATTGCAAAGCAAATAAAAGATGGAAAAATCAACTGATGGGCTGTTTCATTCCAAAGAAACCAAACAGGGGAAAAGTCTGGGGCGCTTTCAGAAAAATGCGATGCCCACATTGCAATCTGACTTATAGAAATTTCAGGATGCCGATTAGCTGTGATGATGTATATCAGCTTTTGAAATCTGAACAGCATGATCCAAAGCATAAAAGGCAGCATGTAACACTTCGGACTTTTCTGGGAAAGATGCATGAAATAAAAATGGAAGCCTGGGAAGAGCACAAGGAAACGTGTGCAGTCACCCACGGGTTGATCAGCCCGATTGATATTTTCGGATCAACAGATACAAGCGAAAGGGTTTATTGATATGGACATATTGACAAAAGAAGATTGGTGGCAAGTGGTTGAAGATAATGCAGAGGCCATTCGGGATATGCTTTATTCTTTCCAGAGGGATCACAGAGAAGTGTTCGACCCGTTTCTTAAATCTAAAGACTGGGAAAAGCTACACAGTCTATTTAATGCGATGTGGAGTAGTTTGCCGGATGATCCGTCAATTCATGGAATAAAAGGGTTTCACGCTCTTTGTGATCTATGTTCTGAGGATTGGGTTTTTCACGAATAAACGGGAGCAATGACAAGTGGAACTAAGACTCTTTGGGCCACCCGGCACTGGCAAAACTTCCACACTTGCCCATCGGATCGGCAAGGCTGTGAAGAAGTTTGGATCTGATGCCGTGATGGTTTCCAGCTTCACCAGGGCAGCATCAGAAGAAATTGCTTCCAGGGGGATCCCTGTGGATAAAAACCAGGTGGGCACCCTTCATTCATTTTGCTTCCATGCGTTGAACAGGCCTGAAATTGCAGAAACCAGGGTGAAGGAATTCAATGAAGCTGTTCCCTACTTTGCCATCAGTGGTGAAAGGGCATCCAATATGGATGATCCATATTCATCCAAAGAAACTGAAGCTGAAAGAAGGGGCAAAACAAAGAACGGTGATGCACTGATGGCAAGGGCACAAAGGTTCAGGGCAAAGCTGATCCCGGAAGAACTGTGGCCTAGGGCAGTTCGAGCTTTCCACAGAAGGTGGTGTGACTGGAAGGAAGCTGAAGGGCTGATGGATTTCACCGATATGATTGAACGGGGCATTGAAGAACTTGATGTGGCACCAGGGAACCCGCAGGTGGGGTTCATCGATGAGGCCCAAGACTTTACCCTGCTTTCGATGAAGCTGATTCGGCAATGGGCAAAGTCAATGGATTACATTTTGCTTGCGGGGGATGACGATCAGCTCCTTTATAATTTTGCTGGGGCCACCCCTGATGTTTTGCTGGAACCTGCCCTTCCTGAAAAGCAAATTCAAATACTGGAAAAATCATGGAGAGTTCCCCAGGCTGTTTACAGGGTGGCCGAAAGATGGATCAACAAAGTGAAGGAACGGCAACCCAAAAACTATCTTCCCACCGCAGAACCAGGGGCTGTTCTGTTTTCCCAGGGCAATATTGCCCAGCCAAACCTTTTCATGAAGAAGGTTGAGCATTATGTGGACCGGGGTGAATCGGTGATGATCCTTGCTTCCTGTTCTTATATGCTTCAAGCGACTATCAAACACTTAAGAAGTGTGGGGCTTCCCTTTTGGAACCCCTTCAGGAAAACCAATGGGGCCTGGAATCCATTTTCCAAAAGGAAAGGATGCAACATGGCTCAAGATCGATTGCTGGCTTTCACGAATCCCACATTGGGCTTCCCCCCCGTTTGGAGTATTGAAGATTTGGTGAAGTGGGTGGACCCCTTGCAATCCAAGGGAACTGTTTTAAGGGGTGCCAAAGACCGGCCAAAGCTTCACATGGAAGCTGAATGGGAAATGCCTGAAAATGATTCTGTTTCATATCGGATTCGGTTGATGGAATATTTTCCGGAAGAAATCATTGATGAACTTTTTGTTCAACTTCACAATGGACCTGATCCGAACTGGTTTATGAATCGGGTGTTGAAAAGCAAACTCCCTGTGTTCCAGTTCCCCTTCAAGGTAATGAAGAAGCGGGGTGAAGAAGCTTTGCAGAATCCACCGCTCGTCACAATTGGAACGGTTCACTCCGTAAAGGGTGGTGAAGCTGATCATGTTTTCTTGATGCCTGATCTTTCAATGGCAGGATCAAGGGAATGGGTGAAAACAGGAAGAAGCAAAGATGCCATCTATCGAATGTTTTATGTGGGCTTTACCAGGGCAAGAAAAACACTTCACCTTTGCCGCCCTGCTACCAGCTACAGTGTGAACTTTTCACAGTTCAATGATCTCGCAAGGAAGAATTAATGAATCAGGGGAACCCAGAAACCCATAAACCCATCAGGGTGAACGGGATGCCTGTTCTGGGTTCCCCTTCTTATGCAGATTGTAAATGCGAAAGGGAAAAAGATGAAGCTTGTTTACATCGCGGGGGCTTATCGTGGCAAAAACATGAATGAAGTTTTTAATAACATTCAAAGAGCAAGGGAAGTTGCTGAAACAATGGCATCGCAAAGAATCGCTTTCATTTGTCCACATATGAACAGCGCCATGATGGGTGGGGTGGTTGATGAATCATTCTTCCTTGAAATGGGCCTTGAACATCTTGAAAGATGTGATGCAATCTTCATGATGGGTGGGCATGAATCTTCAAGTGGATCAAAGGTCGAACTAAAAAAAGCCAAGGCTATTGGAATGATGATTTTTCATTCACATGAATTATGCCAGCTTATTGATTGGTATCACAGTGATTGACGGGCAAGCGCAAGCCTCTTGCGAAGTATTTAATAAAAGAACTTGCCTTCTTAAAAGCCCTGAACTAGGATGGGCATGTTGAATAACTGAAAGGGTGAATCAAATGGCTGACAAAATACCAGAAGAAACGTTTTCCAACCATGAAGCTATTTGTCCATGGTGTGGTGAAAAGCAAAGCGACACCATTGAGTACTTTGAAAGCGGTGAAGGCACTGAAGAAATGGAATGTAGTTCGTGCGATAAGCCAATAATTGTTGACTTCACCATGCTTTATTGCTTCATAACTAACCCAGGAAAGCTTGATGAATAAAAACAAAACAGCATCTGAAATTGCCCAGGCTGTGATCAGCAAAACAAATAAGAAGGAAAAGAAAACAGCATCTGAAAATTCAGTTGAAACACGAATCAAGAAAAACCTTCAGGGGCTGGGTGGGTGCTGGTGGTTCAAGCCGGCACCAGCCATGCCAAAGGGATATGGAAGAACAGGCATCCCTGATTTGGTTGTTTGCTATTTTGGAAAGTTCTTTGCCTTTGAAGTGAAGGCTTCTGGCAAGGTGCCATCAGCAACACAGAAGAAGGAAATTGCTGGAATCAAAAAAGCAGGGGGTGTTGCCATGGTGGTTTATTCATGGGAAGAAGTTTGGGAAACATTGAAAGGATCACACTGATGAAGAAGTTGAAAAGGGCATGGATCATCATCAAGATGTGGCTGGGCTTTTGGCCCAGGTGTGAAAAGTGCAAGGAACCAGCAATGGTGAAGGTGGCAACATCGGTCACCAGGTTTGAAAACTTATGTGAACACCACACCGATCTGACACTGTTCAGCATCAAGATCAAAAAAGGCATTGAAGATGCTCTTCAGGCTGGGCTGAAAGAGTTTGCAGGGTGGCCCATCAGACCATTAACCATTCAACGAATTGAAAAGAGGGCTTGTGAATTGATCATTCAATTCATCAATGAAATGGGAATCAGGCATACCATTGAACCTGCGATTTATGCCCGTCAACACCCAGAAGATCGAACCAGGATTGAATTGGTGTTTGGGAATGAAAGTGAATTCAGCAAAGGCATCACCATCTGGGCTGAACCAGAAGGGGAAGCATAATGCAAGGAAAACAAGCAAGGGAATTGGAAGCCAGATTGAAGGAGCTTATTGCTAAAGCCATCACCCCATTCTTCAGTGATAAAATCAATCAGGAAACAATGGGCCGAATGGAAGCAACAATCAACACAGCCATATATAAACACCTTGATGGAATGGGGCTGGCAATTATCAAGCATCCCCAGATCAGGGTGAAGCAAGATGATGAAAACCCCAGTGGGGTGAATATATCAATCTTAAATGAAAAAGAATTCTTTGAAGGGATTGTTCCATGGTAATGAAAAAAGGAAAGTGGTTTTTTAGTTTCAAGGGATTTGAAGCAAAGGGCCATGGGCCACAGCAAGATCGATTCAGGGTTGAATTGCCAGCCCAGATTGCTTGCTTGCTGGTGATGGTCGGTGGCATCGGTGCAATCATCGCTGTGGCTTGTGGATGGTTTCCAGCAAAGTGAAAGGTGAAGCAATGGATATAAAAACCACCGTTCAAATCTTTAAATCACTGGGCAAGATCATGGGGGCTTCTTCAATTGATCCTGTGTTTGCCAAAAAGATTCATGAAAAGGAACGGGTGTTGCTGGGCAATGCGATCACATATAAGCATGATCTGCTTGAAGCCCTTCAAATCCTGGATGCCTTTGTTGAAGCATATAACACATCCTATTTTGAAAATGGTGGGCAGTACCACCCAGGATCGGAGAATTACAAATGACAATTGTTTTCTGTGAAGAATTTGATTGCTTGTGGATGCAAAAAGGAATTTGCTCAAAAGCTGAAATCACCATTGAAGAAAATGGGTTTCACCTTGAATGCCATTCCCAGAAAACAAAGCCTTCATGCTGGCTTCAGCTTGTAACGAATGAAGAAACCAATAAATTCCGGTTCGAGATTAGCAGTTCCTTTCAATCACATCTTTCATATATGGCACCCTTGAACTTAGAAGCCACCAGGGATATCGGGATGTTCAAAGCAATCGCCACCAGGGATATCGGGATGTTCAAAGCAATCGCCATTGAAGATGAAGATGTTCATCTGTTTATGATCGAACTTCTGATTCAGGCAAGCTTGATGAATGTGCTGAATGGAAGTGAAACGATAAAAGAAATCAGAAACAGGGTGTGGACTGAAGAACAGATGGCAACATCTGCCAGAAGAAAAAAGGCAATCCAGAATCAGCAACCACCCAGAAGGATCAGCAAATGAACACACGCAAATTTTCTTATGATGATTTGAAGGCAGCATCCATGGAACTGTCGAAACAGCTTCAGGAAAGATTCGGATCAGTGAACATGGGATCAGCACTGGTGGTGGGGGAACCCATTTCCGGAAATCCATTGGCTGTGGAAATGGTGAATCGTCTGGGGTGCCATCTGGCAATCAGGCAAATAGGAATGGATCAGGTGTTCACCCAGGGAGGCTTAAAGCCTCCTGTGATCATTTGGGTGGATTCTGTGGTGGATTCTGGCAAAACCAAGTGGGAAGCCATTCAGCATCTGCAACGGTTGATTGTTGAAATGGATCACCCATGTGATCTGATCACCGCTTCCTGGGTTTATCGTTCTTCCAAATACATTGAAGTTCACAATCCTGATTTCATTTGCCTGGAAGAAATCATGGAACATGAATGGGCTGTGTTCCCATGGGAAGTTCCTGCAAAGGCCCAGGATGCCCAGGCCCTTCATGATATGGATCGGGATCGAACCAAAAGGAAGAAGATGATGGGAAGGAAAGAACAATGCTGATGATCAATAGCATCAAGCCCATCATATGTTCAGGGGGATCGATGAACGGGATGCCCATGATGAAGATCGATTTTGGTGATGTGCTGGATGAATCAGCGCTTCAAAGCTGTCAAATCGCTGAACAAGCATTTTCATGGATCATTGAAGGATGGAAGCATCCATGGGTTCAGCTTGCCGGCAAAGAACCATGCTCACAGCATGAAGGTGAATTCACAAAACTGATGAAAATGCTGATCAACGGTGGATATCATGTTCACCTTGAAACAGGGGGAACCATTGCTGATATCCCATGCAAAGAAATGTTCAAGTGGATCACCCTGATCCCCACCGATCCAAGTGTGATGAATCCTTATCATGTAGCATTTAAACAGGTTCATGAAATCAAGTTTCTTGTGAAGGAAGTTGCTGGTTTGGATTGGATATGCAACACTGTGGGCAAGTGGTATGATGAAAGAAGGAAACCAGTGATCCAGATTCATCCTGTGATAAGCATGGAACATTTCGTGGATGAACTGAAATGCTATGAATATGAACCAGGATTGATTCAAGCTTGCAAGGAACTTTGCTTGAAGAACGGCTGGAACCTTTCAATTGATTCGGTGAAGCTGGCAATGGAATAAGGTGAACAGATGGTTGCAAAGAATGGAAATGGAAAGAAGAACGGCAATGGGAAGAAACCAAAGCCAGCACCCCCAGTGCCCAAACCAAAGCCATGGGAACAACAGCCTGGGGAAACTGCCAAAGCCTTTGGGGCCTTCATTACATACCGGGATATGGGGCTGGCTAGAAGCTTGTCGAAAGCTGCCATAAAGCTATCCAGGAAACCAGAAGGGGTGAAACAGCTTTCAGCAAAGTGGCATTGGGTAGGAAGATGCGCTGCCCATGATGCCCATCTTGATGATATCAAACTGAAAACACATGAACGATCAATTGAAAAGATGGTTCGGGATCATGCCAAACAAGCACAGGGGATCACCGCCCTTCTGCATCTGCCTGTGGAAGCACTGTTGAAACGGCTTAATGATGATGCTGCCTTTGCCGCTGAATTCACACAGAAGATCATCGATGAACCACACAGAATCCTTGATCTGGTTTCAAGGATCGGCCCTACCTGGGCCGCTGCCATAAAGATCGAACGGCTTTCAAGAGGTGAGCCCACTGATAAAACCAGAGTGGATCAAAGAACCACAGGCACCCTGATCACAGGGGCTGTTGACCCAGATGCAATTCAGAAGCTGATGGCTGATCCGGCCACCAGGGATGCCATGCGATTGATTGCTGAAAAAACTTCAGGGATCAAAAACGAAACAGCATCATCGATTTCCACAGAAGATGATGAATGATAAACTTTGCCACATAATATAAGGGAAGCCGATGATCAAGCCCTACTATGAACACAAAGGCATAAAAATATTTCACGGTGATTGCCTAAAAATAATGCCTGAGCTTGAATCAGTTGATTTGGCCATAACCTCTCCACCATATGATGACACGAGAGAATACGGCGGCTATGTTTTTGATTATAAAAAAACAATCGAAAAACTTTATTCGGAAACAAAAACCGGTGGCATTGTTGTTTGGGTGGTGGGCGACGCTACGATAAAAGGAAGCGAAACAGGAACATCTTTTAAGCAGGCATTATATTTTAAGGAAACAGGATTTAACCTTCACGATACAATGATTTACGAAAAAGATACGCCTCCAAAAACACACAACAGGTATGAGCAGCATTTTGAGTACATGTTTATATTCAGTAAAGGTAAACCAAAAACATTCAATCCAATAATGGTTAGCTGTAAAAATGCTGGGAAAAAAAGAACTGGAACAATGAGACAAGATGGAGATTCCTTAACAACGAGAAATGCCAAAGGCCTCGTTAGAAAAAATAAAATAAAAAGCAATATTTGGAAAATAGTCTGTGCTAGTGGTGGAACTACAGATAAAAGAGCACACAAGCATCCGGCAATATTTCCCGAACAACTAGCAAAAGACCACGTGTTATCTTGGAGCAATGAATGGGATACAGTACTTGATCCGTTCATGGGGTCGGGAACAACACTGGTAGCAGCAAAGAGATTAGACCGCAAGGCCATCGGGATCGAGATTGAAGAAAAGTATTGTGAGATTGCAGCAAAGAGATTAAGCCAAGAAGTTATGGCCTAATGATCGAATATTCTGAAGCCTGGAAATATTGCCCAGATACATTTGCATTCAAAGCTTCACAAGGTGAATGGCTTCCATACAACCATGTGGTTGAAGCCTTCAAGATCATCCATAAAGAACTTCTAAAGGGTTGGGCTAAGAAAAGCGCAACACTGTGGAAGCTACACACAACGAAAGGTAATTAACGATGATTGAAATGATTGAATCAGCGACTATGGCTCAAAAGATTATACTGGCGATTGTTTGTGCCGGCCTTGCAGGCTCCATTTTCGCTTTGGTCGATCAAATAAAAGCCTACATGAGAGTGAACGAAGCCTATGTGAAGCTTACGAAGCTCAGGCGTCCCGACCACGGCAATCTTGGTCCGATCAATCCATTCTGGACAGCTAATGTAGTCAATTATAAAAAAGAAAACGAATGATCGAATATTCTGAAGCCTGGAAATATTGCCCAGATACATTTGCATTCAAAGCTTCACAAGGTGAATGGCTTCCATACAATCATGTGGTTGAAGCCTTCAAGATCATCCATGCTGAACTTCTGAAGGGTGGGGCAAGGATCATCATCAACATGCCACCCAGGCATGGCAAATCCCTTTCCTTCACCAAGTGGCTTCCACTGTGGTTCCTTTCGATGTGGCCTCATAAGAAGGTGATCATTGCTTCATATGAACACGGGGTTGCTACTGATTGGAGTTCAGCCCAGCGTGATGAAATCCAAACCAATGAAATGATTCCTGTTGAACTGGATGGAAGATATACGGCTGGTGACAACTGGAAAACCACCGCTGGGGGTGGCTGTGTCGCCGCTGGTGTGGGTTCAGCCATCACAGGAAGGGGAATGCACCTGGGGATCATCGACGACCCTGTGAAGGATTGGAAGCAAGCCCATTCAGTTACATATCAGAAGGACTGTGTGAACTGGTACAAATCAACTTTCAACACCAGATTGGAACCAGGGGCAAATGTAATTGTGATCATGACAAGGTGGACGGATAAAGATTTAACAGGCCACTTGTTGACCGATCCCGAATCCAATGATCGATGGATTCAGATCAAGCTTCCAGCCCTTGCTGAAGAAGGTGATCCCCTGGGTAGGAACGAAGGGGAAGCCCTTTGCCCTGAAAGGTTCACCAGGGCTGATCTGTTATTGAAGAAGAAGGAAGTGGGATCAATGGTTTTTGCTGGGTTGTATCAGCAAAGGCCATCACCAGTTGAAGGTGGCATCTTCAAAAGGGATTGGTGGAAATACTATAAGGTTCTTCCATCAATTTCAAAGTTCGATGATTCTTTGACTTCCTGGGATATGAACTTTAAAGAAACCACAACCGGATCATTTGTGGTGGGTTCAACCATTGGAAGAATTGATGCTGATTTTATCTTCATGCCCTACTTGTTCAGGGATCGGGTTGATTACCCAGTTGCCCGAAGGGCTGTGATCAATTCAAAT